TGACTACCGAGCAGGGTTTCCTGGTGCGGATGATCGACAAGATGTCCCGCCTGAGTACGTTTGCAAAGGCAGGTAAACTCAAGGTTGCGGACGAGGGGGTGCAGGATACCCTTATGGATCTGGTCAACTACACCGTCCTTCTGAGTGCCTACATCCACGATAAGGGGAAAGATAATGGGTAATAGCGGTGACCTTACGGAATCTACCCCTTTTCCACGGGTCACTAAGGCCCTTTTGAAAGACTTAGACGAGCGGTTCCCCGCCCGATACCCCAGTCTCGACTGGACCGACAGAGAAATCTGGTATCGCGCAGGGCAACGCTCCGTCATTGAGTTTTTACTTGACCGCTTTGAAGCCCAGATCGAACGAGGGAAACCCTAATGTGCCTATCTAGTAAGCCTGAAATGCCGGAGATGCCCCCACCTCCTCCTCCCGTGCCGCCACCCCCCACGCGCATGACTAAGAAGATCAAGCCTACGCCGTCTGCCGCGAGCAGGATGACTTCTTCAGGCTTCAAGGGTTCCCTCTCAAAACTCCTAATCCCCCTCAATCTGCCGCAGTAACAGATGGATTACTTTAGTGCCTCAGGTCTGTACACGAAGCTAGAAACCAAGCGAGACAGCTACCTGAGGCGTGGGCGGGATGTGGCGAAAGTCACTATCCCCCACCTGTTGACGGAAGAAGGGCACAGCCACGCCTCCAAACTGGCGACTCCCTACCAGTCCATTGGAGCCCGTGGGGTCTCGAATCTAGGCAGCAAGCTCCTCCTTTCCCTGCTGCCCCCGAGCCAGCCCTTCTTCCGTCTTCAAGTTGACCCGTTCACTCTGGAGCAACTAACGGGGATGGACGATGTACGCACGGAAGTCGAGGCTTCTCTCGCGGACATTGAGAACGCTGTTCACGGCGAGATCGAGTCTATGGCCCTACGGGTCGAGGTCTTTGAGGCCCTGAAGCAACTGGTGATCTGCGGCAACGCGCTGCTGTTCCTGCCCCCTGAGGGCCGAATGCGGATCTACAAGCTGGACCGCTACGTCCTCCAGCGGGACTACCAAGGGAACATTGAGACCATCGTGGTCAAAGAGACCATTAGCCCCGCCGCGCTCCCTGAGGAGATCCGAGCGGCCCTGCCTTCGGAGTCTACCGGAGGCCCTGAGGGGGTCGATATCTACACATGCGTTCACCGCAAGGATGCCGATACGTTTGAAACGTGGCAGGAAGTTGCTGGCGAGCGTGTGCCGGGGACCGAGGGTTCCTACCAGTCTGGAACGCTGCCCTACCTAGCCCTTCGGATGAACTCCGTGACTGGGCAGGACTACGGGTACGGCTACGCTTCCGAGTTGTACGGGGACCTGACCTCTCTGGAGGCCCTGAGCCAAGCTATGGTCGAGGCTGCTGCGGCAGCTTCCAAGGTCTTGTTCTTGGTTGACCCTGCGTCTCCTACCCGAGCTAAGACTCTAGCGGAGTCCCCCAACGGTGCAATCCGAGAGGGTCGCGCCGACGATGTGTCTGTCCTGACTCTGGGCGGCAAAGCGTCCGACATGCGGATTGCCTACGAGGCGATCAACAACATTGCCGAGCGTCTTGGCTACGCCTTCATGCTGAATACCAGTATCCAGCGGAAGGGCGAGCGAGTCACAGCGGAGGAGATCCGCTACATGGCCCAGGAACTTGAGGATTACCTCGCTGGAGCCTACAGCCTCCTCTCTCAAGAACTTCAGTTACCTCTGGTGACTCTGGTTATGTCCCGTATGCGTGAGCAAGGCCGACTCCCTGAGATCCCTGATGAGATCGTCAAGCCCACCGTGGTCACGGGAATCGAAGCTCTAGGCCGAGGACACGACCTGACGCGCTTGGATGTCTTCATTGCTGGTGCGATGCAGACCTTCGGTGCCCCCGTCCTTGAGCAGTACATCGACATTCGAGACTACCTGACTCGCCGCGCAACGGCGTTGGGGCTCCCGATCAAAGGTCTAGTGAAGTCTGAAGAAGAACTACAGGCGGCACAGCAGCAAGCACAAATGGCTGGCATGGTCCAGCAGTTCGGCCCTCAAGTTCTTGATATGGCGCAAGAGGGCGCAACCCAACCCCCCACGGAGGAGTAAATGAGTACCTACAATAAGGTCACGTTTGAGGACGGCATGGCTGGCGAGCAGCCTGTTGACGAAGCTATGGAGGCCGCGAAGGCCGAGGCTAACCCTGAGGTACTTGACGGAGACCTCGCTATCCCGAGTGAAGAAAACACGGGATACGGCGACCTGCTCGCTGATAAGTTTGATGGCGATGTTGAGAAGCTTGCCCAGGCTTATAGCGAGCTAGAACAAAAGATGTCCAAGGGTTCTCAACCAGAAGAACCTGCGGCACCTGTGGATGCAGCGGACATGGGTACAATCCAGCCGTACATTGACGAGTTTGCGTCTACCGGAGAACTGACCGATGCCTCGCGTGAGGCTCTGGAGAAGATGTTCCCTGCCGCTCTGGTTGAGGACTACCTCGCTAAGTCGGCTATGGCCCAGCAGTACGCCGCATCGCAGGAAGAACAGCATCTTGCAAACATCTACGATACCGTAGGTGGTGAATCCCAGTACGCACAGATGGTCAACTGGGCCTCAAATACTCTGTCACCAGAGGCTATCGAGGCGTTCAACGATAGCGTCAACGGCACGGCTCATCAGGCCGAACTAGCCGTTCGTGGTCTTGCGTCCCAGTTTGCGGCCAGCGGGGCACCTAAAACGCCCAACCTCCTTCAGTCAAAGCCCGAAGGCGTAACAGGAATGGCTCCTTATGAGTCCTTGAGTCAGGTCACCCGTGACATGGCAACCAAGGAGTACAAGGAAGACCCTGCGTTCCGCGCCAAAGTCCACGCCCGTATGGGTGTCTCCAACGTAATCTGAGGATCTAGTTATGCCTGAAGTCTCTCCCGGTTCCCTGTTCAGCACCAGCGAAGGCTGGTTCACTTCCATCACCACTTACATGATGAGCGACCTGATTGCGGGTAGCAGCGACTGGCGAGTTCAGTCTGCTGGTGCTGTCGCACTCGCCATCATTGTCGGCGCATACATTGTCATGCGAGCTAAGGTCAAGATGGCTGAAGCTCCCAAGGAGGGCGTGTAATGAAGCGTCTTGCCCTTGTTGCGGTCTTCACTCTGATGACCGGATGCGCCGTCTTGGAAAAGGAAGTGTTTCTCGACAATCCTGACGGCACGGTCACGGAGACCACCGTTGGCGACATCATCGCTGACTCGGCAACTCCGACTGGTGAAGCTGTCGGCACCGTAGTCACAGGCTTCACCGCCAACCCCATGCTCGGCGGCGGTGCTGCCGCGCTAGTGGCGGGCCTCCTTGCGGGGCTACGCCGCAAAAAGAAACAAGCAACGACACCCGCAGAACCTACTGTCTGACCCAGCCCGACTTTGATCGGATAACTGGCCGCTCCAGGGTACGGATTACTCAGGTGGCGTGTTGTAACCCCATGACACCCTCCAAGTTTTTTCTACCCCCTTATCTAAGGAGTCACCAAAATGGCTGACATTTCACGCCTCGGTCAAAAAGACGCAACTGCGCCTGATTACGACCTTTTCCTCAAAGTCTTCGGCGGCGAGGTTCTTACTACATTCCAAGAGTCTAACTTGCTGATGGACAAGCAGATGGTTCGCACCATCCAGTCCGGCAAGTCGGCTCAGTTCCCTGTTCTCGGTACTGCAACCGCCAAGTACGCCGCCCCCGGCGACAGTCTGGTGGAAGGTGATGACTACCTCAGCCAGATCAAGCACAACGAGAAGATCATCAACGTTGACCAGTTCTTGACATCCAACGTGATGATTGCGGACGCTGACGAACTGATGAACCACTACGATGTCCGCTCGTCTTACGCGACCATGATTGGCCGCGCTCTGGCGAAGCAGATGGACATCAACATTATCGGTGCGATCTACGGTGCGGCCTCGACGGCGACTGGCGATGTCGGCAAGCCGGGAGGTACGGTCCTCACCCAAGGAAGTGCCGACAGTGCGTCTGTCATCATCGACAAGGCGTTTGAGGCTGCTCAGGCTCTGGACGAGAACGATTGCCCTGCGGAAGACCGTTTCCTTCTTATGAAGCCCGCCGCTTACTACGCCTTGACTCAGGACCAAACTGTTCTGGATAAGGACTACAGCGATGGCTCTGGTGACTTTGCCGAAGGCCGTGTCTACAAGATCGCAGGTTTGACGATCCTGAAGACCAACAACATGCCTACGTCTGCTTCCATTGCCGCCGCCCCTGTTACGGGCATCAACAACGACATGTTCGGTGCTAATACGGACTACCTCGACACGGACTGGACGGGCGTTCACCAACTGGCTTTCCACAAGTCGGCTGTTGGCACCGTAAAGCTCGCCGACCTCTCGGTCGAAAGCGAGTACCAGCTTGAGCGATTGGCTACCCTCATGGTCGCCAAGTACATGTGTGGTCACGGCATTCTGCGGCCTGAATCGGCTGTAGCCATCACCACCTAATGTTCTAGTCGGATTCCTCCTCTCCGACACCCCAGGGGTGACCTTGAGTTTTCTCAGGGTCGCCCCACCTTTTCCAACTGAAAGACCCCTCTTATGGCTATTACCCACACCACGAAACTAGAAGCAGTCAACACGATGCTTTCGGCGGTGGGGTCTAGCCCCATTAGCAGCCTGTCCGGCGCAATGAACGCGGACGCTGTGGTCGCTCAGAATATCCTTGATGAAGTCCTGCGAGACACCTTGAGCTTCGGCTGGGCTTTCAACTCTGAAAGTAAGGTCGAGTTTGCTCCGAACACCAGCAACGAGATTGTGCTGAGTGGTAATGTAGCTCGCATTGACAACACCCCCGGCTACGACACGGACTATGATGTAGTCCAGCGGGGGACCAAACTCTACGACCGGAAGAGTCACACCTATACGATCACGGACACCCTGACCTGTGATGTGGTGTACTTCCTAGAATACGAAGAGATCCCAGAGGCGGCTCGCCGTTACCTGATGATCCGCTCTGCTCGCATCTTCCAAGACCGTATGGTGGGCTCTGCAAACCACCACGCTTACAACATGCAAGACGAAGTGAAGGCTCTTATGGACCTGAAGGATCACGAAGGCGACACCGCTGACCACTCGATCTTCCAGAACTCCGATGTCTTCCGCGTTATCAACCGTCCGACAGCCCTGAATAACTCTAGTATCAACACGCTCTAATGGCCCTAGTCAGCACTCCCGTCCCCAACTTGATTGGTGGCGTTAGTCAGCAACCAGCGTCTATGCGCTACCCCGGCCAAGCCGAGGAGCAGGACAACGCGATGTCCACGGTTGTCGAGGGGTTGGCGAAGCGTCCTCCGACTGAGCATATTGCCAAGGTATCCGATGATACCTCTGGTGACCTGCTGATCCACACGGTCAACCGGGACACGACTGAGCGTTACGTTGTAGCCTTGGGTGACCAGAGTGCCCTTCTGGGCAACGCTCTCAGGGTCTACGACATTGACGGTACGCTGAAGATGGTGCGGGATAACGGGGGCAACCCCGCTACCATAGATGATTTTGCTTATTTAGACTGCTCGAACCCCGTGGAAGACCTGAAGGTTCTTACGGTCAACGACTACACCTTTATCGTCAATAAGACAAAGACGATTGCGCTGGCTGCGGACACTACTACGGACCCCGGCCACCAAGCGTTGGTCACGCTGGTCTTAGGTAACTATAAGACCCAGTACACGGTCAACGTCAAGTACGGGGCAGATAACATCCAGGTTACCAAGGAAACCTCCGAGACTGACGCGGGGGACATCCAGACTACCAAGATTGCCTCGGACATCTACACCGCGCTGACTGTGGGTACTGCCGCAGGCTGTACGATCAGCCGCAGCGGCTCTGGCAGTTACCTAGCGGACGCGACCAACGGTTGGGACTTGTCTATCTCCGGCTCCA